CTGGAAGTCCTCCTGACGAAGTACGGCAAAGCCTACCAGAAGCTGACCAAAGAAATGGCCGACCTCGCTGACTGGTTCGCCGCCCGGCTCCGGGAGAGGATGCCGTTCCCGATGCACCCCAAGGACATCGCCGGGAATCGGCAGCTATCGCAGCAGATCGCCGCCGTCCTCGCCGAGGAAAGTCAGCCGGGTGCCCTCATGGACCAGTACCGAAAGGCCCTGATCGATGACCTCGACTATGACAAGTTCCTCGACCTCGTCTGGCAGCTTTACCGCCGCACCGAGGAAGCCTACGAACCCTACTGGCAAAAATACAACTTCTGGCACGTTTACCCGGACGGCCACCGTTGGATCAGGAATCACATCACAGGATTCTTCTGGCAGAACGGCCAGCCGGGAAACGATTCGGATTCATTCACCAACGAGGGAGGCTACTGGATGGACTCCAAAGGAGAGTACCAAGGCGCAGCCTTTCCCCCTCACATCAAAGGAGACAAGATATGGACAAGGAAGAATTGATCGCCCGGTTTGAATCGGAGATGGCCAAGGTCAAGCGGCCCGGCATCGACAAGTTGATGGACTACATCCGCAAGAGCGACTTCTACACAGCACCCGCAAGTACGAAGTTCCACCTCTCCTGCGAGAGCGGCCTCTTGCAGCACAGCCTCAATGTGTTGGATGCCATCCGGGGTCTGCTTCAGGAAGAACAGACCAACGAGGACGGCACGAAAGCATGGTTCTACACGGTAGCCGGGACCTCGGTCGCACAGGTCAAGGATGAGAGCGTCATCCTCATCGCCCTGCTCCACGACATCTGCAAGACCTACTTCTACAGCACCAGCACCCGGAACGTCAAGAACGAAAAGACCGGGAAATGGGAAAAGGTGCCGTTCTACACGGTCAACGATTTGATGCCCCTCGGCCACGGCCCCAAGAGTGCCATGCTGATCAAGAATTACATCAAGCTCACCTCGGAGGAAATGTACGCCATCTGGTGGCACATGGGCTTCACTGATCAGCACACCGACACCATGAGCCTCGCCGCAGCGATTCAGAAATACCCCATCGTCTGGGCACTCCACACCGCCGACATGATGGCCTCGAATTTCATGGAGGACAAGGACGGCAACAAAAAGGGCTTCGAGTGGCAGGAACTCGGTGCCGAGGATTCCGGCAGTAGCGCAGGTCAGTACGCCGACAACCCGGCTCTGCCCAGCGATAGCGACGAGCCTGTGTTCATGGAGGCCGCACCATGCTGATCGAAGAAGTTGAGTGCAGGGCAAGGGCCAGAGAAAAGGAAAAGGCTGCGCTCATGCGGGATGCAAAGCTGGAGGTCGCCTATAACATTATTTCGGAGGTTTACCGGGAGGCTGCTGCAGAAAGCTACCCCAACTGGACAAAGCAAAAGCAGAATGACATGGACGAAGTCGCGGATTGCACCCATGTAATTCTCAAACAGATCATCTACCTTTCACACAAACTGGAGGACCTGAACACATGAACATTACCAGAAACCTCCTGCACGAGTGGTACCACGGCGGGGCCAGAACCCCGGCAGACGTTCAGAGGCTGGCGCAGGAGAACCTCGGCCTGACGCTCACCGCCGAAAAAGTCAAAAAGATCCTCGAAGATCAGATTCCTCTGGAACAGTGGTATCAAACAAGGATCATGGCAGCCATTCGGCAGCTTTACCCGGAAGCCTTTGTCCGCAAGATTGCAGCCGGAGTTTACAGTGAGCGGGGATTCCCGGATGTACTGGTGATCATTGATGGCCTGTACATCGGCCTCGAAATCAAGCGACCATTCCTCGGAAAGCCGACCCCGCTCCAACTCGACACCATCGAAGCAATCAAGAGAGCCGGAGGAACGGCGAGAGTCGTCTGTCTCCCGGAAGAAGCAGTGGAGGCCATCGAATATGCTACAGCAGGTCTTTGATATTTTGTGGGAGGCTGCGCAGGATGCCGCCCAGCGCATCTCGGACTTCTTCAGAAGAATCGGCGAGTGGGCCAAAGAGGTGTCGCAGAAAGTCCTCCGGGCCTACGCCGGAAACATGGCAATCCTCTATGGCCTTGCCACCGAGAAGCAGATCCGGCTCATGTACCATCGGAGGCCGAGGATTCGGAAGAAGTGGTATCACATCATCCTGCGCCGCATCCGCAGGTTTTTGAAAACGGCGGTGATTCCGACATGAAGAAGAAAAACGCTATCCCATTCAAACCGAAGCCGTTCAGCCTGAAATCCAAGGCCAAGCAGCGCACGGCAGAGGACGCACTGGCCGGGATGCGCACCCTCCCGATTCCAGCCCTCGTCACGACCATCAACATGATGATCGGCGTTCTTTCGGAGCGAGGATTCCAGATCTACGACTGGGACAACAAGGACAAGGCGGTCTATAAGCTGGTGTTCAGAGGCGGCAAAATCTACGCCCTCATTCCGCGCACTGCCAAAAAGGAGGATGCCTCCCATGCAGAAACACCCGTCTCAGATGAGCGAGGATGAGCGCATCTTCCTCAAGCGATACCTGAGCCAATATTACCGAGCAAAGGAGCGGCAGAAGATCCTGCGGGAAAGGCTGGTCGACATTCGGACAGAACTGGACCCGGCTGGAAAGAACGGTCGGAACACATCCCTCGCCATCAAGATGGCCGAAATTGAGGACAGAATCGCCCGGCAGTCGGAGATCGAAGCGACGGCCATTCTGGACATTATGGATGTCCTCGAATTCCTCCCGCAGGATTCCGTAGAGCGGGAGATCATGGAAATGCGCCACATCGACTGCAAGCCGTGGAACGAGATCATGCGCACCATCCACCTGTCAAGGGCACCGTGCTTCAGACGGTACAGCACAGGGCTGGAATGGCTATACACCTACAAAAAGGTGCGCACCACGCTGGCCGAGTTCAGGGCGAGGGTCGAACGCACAGAAAAGGACGGCCACTAAAAAACAAAGGCCGGGGCATAGTTCCGGGGCAGCACACTGGGAATTCCCGCACAGAGAAATCCCGGCCAAGGCTCCCGGCTATGCCCCGGCTTTTTCTTTTCCCATTTTGGATTTTAGGCTCACCCCTCGCACACCCCGGATTCCATGCCCCGGCTGTCGCCCGGAAATTTTGCGCCGTGTTCAGGACTTCAAAAAAGCACAAAACCATACGCCCGGAAACAAAGCACCCCCTGTCTGGCCCTGTTTTTACCAGCGGTAAAAACAGCCCCTGTGTGGCGTGGGAGCAAGGTCATTCGGAACCGTGGACACCCGGCAGCACAGCCCCACAGCACAGAGCGGCGCAGGGGCGCAGCGGGGTCGAGGCGGGGCAACCGCAGGGCAGCGAAAGAAGATACCCAAAGAGACCCCAGAAGTCAATACAATGGTCGCATGGACAAGGGCCAGCCCGCCCAAGCCCATCACGAGTAGGCATCGTGTTGTGTTCTCTCCTTTATACCTTTTCACGGACAAAGGCGCACCCCGCAACCACGCTCGGTGCGCCTTTGTGTTGGAGAGAGGGGCTACCCCCTCCCCGGCCACGGCGTAGGTACTACCCCGCCCGGAGAATGATGCGGGGCGAGGAAGGCCCGAAGGTTTTTCGCCTGAAAACTAAAAAAATTTTAGCATTTCGTTACGCAAACCCCATTCAGACCCCACATAGGAGGTGAACACCATGCAGCAGACCAACCCCATGCGGATGGAAAAGCGTCGGCTGGCCGACCTTATTCCTGCCGCCTACAACCCCAGAAAAGCCCTGACCCCGGAGGACCCGGAATATCAGGACATAAAGGCCAGCATTCAGGGGCTGGGCTACGCTGACCCCATCGTCATAAATTACGATGGCACCATCATCAAAGGCCACCAGCGGCGTACCGTGATGATGGACATGGGCATCGAAGAAGCCGAGGTCGTCGTTCTGGACATCCGGGACAAGGCCAAGGAAAAGATGATCAACGTGGCCCTGAACAAGATCACCGGCAAGTGGGATCTTCAGATTTTGAAAGACCTCCTGTCCGATCTTGACCTCAACGGCTACGACTTCTCCGTGACTGGCTTCCATCAGGATGACCTCGAAGATTTGATCCAGCAGCTGGATGTGCCGGAAGAAGCCCATGATGACGACTTCGACCCGGATGCAGCCAAGGAAGAAATCGAAACCCCGGTCGCACGCCGGGGCGACATTTGGAAGCTGGGCCGCCACCGCTTGATGTGCGGCGACAGCACCGACCAGAGCGACGTTGCAGAGTTGATGGCCGGGAACGAGCTGGACCTGATGGTCACAGACCAGCCCTATAATGTCGCCTATGGAGCAAAGACCGAATATATGTCAGATTCCGGCAGGGGCGCAGGGCACGGCAGCATCGCCAACGACGATATGCCGGAGGAAAACTTCTATTCTTTCCTCCGGGATTTTTACGGAAACGCAGTGGAGGCCATGCGGCCTGGCGCAGTGATCTATGTTTTTCACTCCGACACGCACGGCCTGACATTTAGGCAAGCGTTTCAAGATGTCGGCCTCAAATTGTCCGAATGCCTGATATGGGAAAAGAACTCCTTTGTCCTTGGCCGCTCGGATTACCAGTGGCAGCATGAGCCTGTGCTGTATGGCTTCCTGCAG